CCATCGGCAGCCTGCCGCTATACGTCCGTGACGGTGAGACAAAGGCAACCGGGACGCCCGCGTGGGCGCTGCTGATGGAATCGCCCACGGCCGACCTGGACCCGTTCGGGTGGATGGTGCAGGTGGCCGGGTCCGTGGAAATGTGGGGAAACGCCTACTGCCAGATCATCCGGCGCGGCGGTCGCATCGTGGAACTGGTGCCGATGGACCCCAGCACGGTGATGGTGCGGCGCGACCCGAAGGACAAGCGCAAGCGGTTTGACGTGGGCGGGCCTGACGGCATCCGCGACCTGACCACGGACGACATCCTGCACATTCCCGGCTATACCCCACCGGGGCACGTCATGGGCCTGTCGCCCATCGGCGTGCATCGCAACGCGCTGGGCAACGGGCTGGCCCTTCAGCGTTTCCAGTCGGCGTACTGGCTGAACGACGCCGCGCCCGGCATGGTCATCAAGGTGCCCGGCAACGTCACCCAGCAGCAGGCGCAGGAAATCCTGCGGGTGTGGAACGCATCACACGGTGGCGTAATGAACTCGCACAAGCCTGCGGTGCTGGCCGGTGGTGCCGACCTGGAGCGCGTGCCGGTGAACCTGGAGGATGCCGCCTTCGTGCAACAGGCGCGCATGAGCGTGGAGGACGTGGCGCGCATCTGGCGGCTGCCCCCGCACATGCTGGGCGTGGGCGACCCAACCGGCACCACGGCGGAACAGGAATCGCTGCGGTTCCTCACGTTCAGCCTCACGCCGCGACTGCGCCGCATCGAAATGGCGATTGCCCACGGGCTGCCGCAACTGTTCGGCGGCGGCACGCCGCTGCGCCCTGAGTTCGATACCACCGACCTGCTGCGCGCCGACACGCCGACTAAGACCCAGGCGGTGCTGGCCGGTCGGCAGGCGGGGTGGCTGTCCATCAACGACGCGCGGCGCGTGTTCAGCCTGCCGCCCATCCCCGACGGCGACACCGTGCAGGTGACGCCCGTGGGCGGTGCGCCGAACCTCCAGCCGGGCGGTGCTGATGCCGCTGAATGATTGCCAGTCCGAGGGGCTGCCGGGCGTCAAGTGGGGCGAGGCGGGCAAGTGCTACACCTACCAACCCGGCGACGATGCGGGCCGCGCGGCCGCTGTCGCTAAGGCGCTGGCGCAGGCCGTGGCTATCGGTGACCTCCCCGCCGATGAAGCGGCCAGCGCCGACGCCGATGAGGTGCGGGCACCCGGTGACGTGGATCTGACGCCCACCGAGGACATCGCCCGCGCAGCGCGCAAGGGCCTGCGGCTGTACGAGGACGGCAAGGGCGGCGATGGCCTAGTCCAGCAGACCATCCGCGACGCCCGGCGCATGGCCAACCGCGAGCCGCTGTCGGATGACAAGGTACGCCGGATGCCCGCGTGGTGGGCGCGTCACCGCAATGACTGGACGGCCGAGGACACCGTGGCCGGTGAGGAATCGCCGGGCTACGTCGCCGCGCTGCTGTGGGGCGTGGACAGTAAGGACGGCAGCCCAGGCGCAACATGGGCCGCCCGCAAGGTGCGGGAACTGGACCGCGCCGAGGATGACAGGCAACAGGCCGACGACGCGGCCGGGAAGGACACCGACGACATGGCGACCCGCGACGAGGGCGCAGACTGGATGACCGCCCGGCAGCGTGCGCTGGCCGACAAGTTGGATAAGATCGCGGAAACCTTTGGGCCGTGGGACGCGGGCATCGGCGCGAACGGCGCGCACTACATGGACCCGGCCGATAACCCCTGGGCGGATGACGGGCTGGCCTGCGCGCGGTGCGCGTTCTATCGCGGCGGCGGCGGGTGCGAGATTGTCGGGCAGCAGGTGGACCCCGAAGGGCTGTGCCGGTTTTGGATTGTCCCCGACCCCGACGCCCCGGCCGAGGACGTGCCAGTGATGGACGACGACGACACCGACGACGTGCCTATGGTGGATGACATGGTGGCCGTGGACGGCGAGCAGACCGCCGACCGCGTGGAGCGCGCCGTGTCACCGGGGCGGCTGGAATGGCGCACGTCCGGCGCGGGTCCTGACTATCGCACGGTTGTGGGTTACGCGGCCGTGTGGGATTCCATGTCCGAGGACCTGGGCGGGTTCCGCGAGGTCATTAAGCGCGGCGCGTTTTCCGACGCGCTGGCATCGGGCGATGACATCCGGTTCCTGATGGGGCACGACATGGACACCGTGATGGCCCGCACGTCTAACGGTTCCCTGGAACTGGTGGAGGATGACACCGGCCTGCGGGTGTGGGCGCGTATCGCGCTGGATGACCCCGACGCGCAGCGGCTAGACGCGAAGTTGCGCAGCGGGGCCATGTCTCAGATGTCGTTCGCGTTCACCATGCCGCCCGAAGGCAAGGGCGAAAAGTGGGATTACAGCGGGGGCGTGCCGGTGCGTTCGGTGGAGCGCGTCGCGGCCTTGTGGGAGGTCAGCGCGGTCGGATCGCCCGCCTACACCGCCACCGCGCTATCCGCGCGGGCGGGTATCTTGCAGGATGCAATTAGCACGGGTCGCCTGCCATCAGCAGGGGCCACCGCCGCCGCGCCGGATAACCCGGTGGACGGGACGCCGCAGGCCGCGCGCCTGGGCACGGATGACAAGGCAAAGCGCGAGGCGGCCGCCCGTTGGCGTGCCCGGCTCGCACGAATCCGTAAGGAACTGACCTAGATGAGTGACAAGATTTCAGAGGCGCGCGCGGCCGTTGAGGTTGCGCTGGACGAGTTTGAGGCCGCAGTTACCGCCGTGGGCGAGGCTGACGCCGACGACCTGGAGGCAACCGAGGCCCGCGCCCGTGACCTGGAGGCCGAGGTTGAGCGCCGTCAGAACATCGTCAAGCGGCTGGAGGACATCGCGGAGGCGCGCGCAGCGCAGCCCGTCATGGTTCCCGCCGATGAGCCGCAGGAGCAGGAGGTGCGCGAGGTGTCCGTGAAGGTGACCCGCGAGGAGTCGGTGTACCACCCCGACCGCCCGCACTCGTTTTTCCGCGACCTGTACCACGCCCACAAGGGCGAGCGCGACGCGCAGGACCGGCTGGCCCGGCACCGCGTGGAGACTGAGGGCCGCGACCTGTCCTCGTCGTCCGACACGGGCGGCGCTGACTTCGTGCCGCCGAACTACCTGGAGGCGCTGTACGTCCCGGTGAACCGGCAGGCCCGTAAGGTCGTGAACACCATCCCGACCCTGCCGCTGCCGGATTCGGGCATGAGCATCACTATGCCGAAGTTGGACACGGGCGTGACCGTGGCCGCCGCCGCCGATAACGGGTCGGTGTCTGAGACTGATGCGACCACCTCCACCGTCACCGCCAACGTGCGCCTGTTCGCCGGACAGCAGGACATCAGCGTGGCGCTTTTCGAGCGTACGAACATGGACGCGATCATTCTCGCTGACCTCGTTTCGGCGTACGATGCCTCGCTGGAGACTGCCGTGGTGAACGGCACCAGCGGCGCTAACTCGCACGTTGGCCTGCTCCAGGTGTCTGGCACCAACGGCGTCACCTACACCGATGCCAGCCCGACGGCCGCCGAGACTATCGGCCCGGTGTTCGATGCCGTGTCGCAGATTGAGCAGGAGACTGCCGGGCGCTACACGGCCACCCATCTCGCCATGACCCCGCGCCGTGCCGCGTGGCTGGCCGGGTCCGTGTCGTCCTCGTCGTCCCTGTTCCAGGTCGGCACCTACCCGCAGTCGCTTGGCGAGCAGGGCGGCGGCACGCTGCTGACGTTCGCCGGGCTGCCGGTCGTGACGACCACGGGAATCCCGACGAACCTGGGCGCGGGCACCAACCAGGACCGCATCATCGCGTACAGCGCCGACACGATGCGATTCATGGAGGGGCCGCTGCGCACCCGCGTGCTTACCGAGGTGCTTTCGGGCAACCTCACGGTGCGCATCCAGGCGTACGCCTTCAGCGCGTTCGCATCGGAGCGTATGCCGAAGGCCATCAGCGTGGTGTCGGGCACCGGCCTGACTTCGCCCGCCTTCGCCTAGCAGTAACCGCGTAACGGCTACGCCGGGGGCTGGCATCACGCTAGCCCCCGGCACTAGCCCCTAGCAGGAAGGGCAGCACATGACGAACGAGCAGCGACAGGCATACATCACCGGGCTACTGGAGGAACGCCGCGCGGCCGAGGTGAACGGTAAGCCCGACCGCGTGGAGGCCATTAACGCGGAACTGGCGCTGGTAGGACATGAGGGCGCAACGCCCGCGAAGCGCGCGACGAAGCGCCCGACCACGCGCAAGGCCGACACCCGCTAGATGGCGGCGATACAGCCCAAAACCGGCCCGACGGGGCCAACCGGACCCACCGGCCCACAGGGGCCGAAGGGGGACACGGGTAACACCGGACCCACCGGCCCAGCAGGACCGACCGGCACAACTGGCGCAACCGGCGCGACCGGCCCACAGGGGCCGAAGGGCGACACTGGCGACACCGGGGCGCAAGGCGTTGCCGGTCCAGCAGGGGCAACTGGAGACACCGGGGCGACAGGGCCGCAGGGACCGCAGGGCGTAAAGGGCGACACTGGCGACACCGGGCCAACCGGCCCAGCAGGACCGACCGGCACAACTGGCGCAACCGGCGCGACCGGCCCACAGGGGTTGCAGGGACCGCAGGGCGACGCTGGCCCACAAGGGCCGCAGGGCGACACCGGCCCGCAGGGACCGCAGGGCGACACAGGACCGCAGGGGCCAGCCGGGGACACCGGGCCTGCTGGCGCGACCGGCGCTGCGGGTGCAACAGGGCCAACCGGACCCGCAGGCGCGACGGGTGCTGAAGGCGGCACCAGCACGCTGACCACAAAGGGCGACCTGCTCACGCGGGATGCGTCGGCGGTCGCCCGGCTTGCCGTTGGTGCGACCAACGGCCATGTATTGAAGGTGGATTCCACCGCCAGCACCGGCATGGCCTGGGGCGCGGTATCCGGCAGCGGGATGTCGCTGCTGGATTCGCAGACTTTCGCCAGCAGCACCACATACACCCTTCCCACGGGTTCCCTGCTCGTCGTCGTGGAGTGCATCGGCGCGGGTGGTCAGGGCGGTGGTGGGGCGAGGAACGGCAGTACGACTACCGCTCCAGGTGGAGGTGGCGGGGGTGGCGGTGCGTACTGGCGCGAAACCGTGACCGCTGCCGAGATGGGTGGCGCTGGCGCATCCGTCACCGTGACGGTCGGCGCAGGCGGCACAGGTGGCGGTGCTGGCCGCACAGGATCAACGGGCGACGGCGGCGGCGGCACCAACGGCGGCCATTCGCGTTTTGGCCTGTTCTACTTCCCCGGCTCATTGGCTGGCGGTGGAGGAACGTCGGCGGGTTCCGGTGGCGCAAACGGTTTTTCGTATGTTGGCGTGAGCGGCCTTCTCAACAACACGGGCTTCTATGGACGCGGTGGTGGTGGCGGAAGCACCAATCAAGGCGTTAACGCTAACTACGGCTTCCGCGGTGCCGGTGGCGGCGGTGGTGGTGGCGGAAGGTCCACGACGACCCGCATTGGCGGTGTTGGCGGTGGGTCATCTACCGATCCAGCAACTGCTCTGGCTATTGCTAGCCAGGTTCCCGCTACCGGAGGCGGCGGAACCGCGGGAACATCTGGCGGCGGAAACGGCGGCAACGGAACGTCGCAGGCAGGCGGTGGTGGGGGCGGCTCAAACACCGGAGCGGCAGGAGGCAACGGCGGCAACGGCGCAACGCCGGGCGGTGGTGGTGGTGGTGGTGGCGGCGCAAATGGCGACGGCAATGGCGGCAATGGCGGCAACGGCGGCGACGCCCAGATCAAGATTTGGGTGTACGGATGACCGACCTCTACCTGATCGTCCGTGACGCCGATGGGCTCGTGCTGAACGCGATCCGCTACGACGGCGCAGAGCCCTACGACCCCGGCGAGGGTTGCACCCTGTACCCGTGGGATGAGGACGCCCGCCCGTGGGTCGGCTGGACGCGAAACGCCGATGGCACCTGGACGGCTCCCCCGGCTCCTGAGGAGGCGGCCGAGTGAAGCTCGCCGTCTACGCCATCGCCAAGAACGAGGAGAAGCACGTCGCCCGGTGGG